CACCACCGAAGAACGACTGGTCGACAAAACGGGCTGTATCTCTTTCCATTCGAGGCTTTGGGATGTGGGGCCGGATCTGATCGGATTGAAAGTAACAACACAGTACAGTCCGGATAATCCGACGGAAATCCTTGTCTCGCATCCGAATATCGAGCCCCGCGTGATTCACGAACTCCGCCCCAGTTCCTTCTGTTCCCGGAAGAAGAAAATCCTCAGCGACACCACGGTGACCACGTCCCGGGTTCTCGATGCCGCGGCAAAGAAATACAAGCAACAGAAAACTCGACTGGGCGCGACGAATTTCCGCGGGTTTATGGAGGATAACGGCCATGTTTGAAGCATACTATGGCTTTATCTCAACACCGTTCACACGCAACCTTCCGGTGGATCGCCTCTTTACCACACCCCAACAGGAAGAAGTACTGGCGCGTCTTGCCTATGCGGGAATCAATTCACAGCCTACGGTAATTCCAGCCGCAAATATTGCTGCCACAGCTGCTATATCGCTGCTCGCTTTAGAGGCGGTGAGTCACATGACTGAGATACAGTTTCAAGCTGAAAAGCGCTATCAAGTGGCCATTTCGATGGCTAAATCACTTCTTGAAAAAGGGCTTCTGACGCAGGAAGAATACGCTGTAATTGATACAAATCTACTCGAAAAATTCCAGCCAGCTTTGGGTACATTACTGTCCGAAACTCGTTGACTTAAATGCCTTTCTGAGTGATGTATATGGTTGGAAAGGAGTGATTTCACTTGAAAACAATAGTCAAAATTGAGCCAGCAATACCTCTAATGCCGACTCGGAAGAAAGTAGCTGCCTACGCCAGAGTTTCAATGGAAACCGAGAGGTTGTCCCATTCTTTATCAGCTCAGATAAGCCACTACAGCGAGCTGATACAGAAGCACTCGGACTGGCAATACGTAGGCGTTTATGCGGATGACGGCATCAGTGGTACCGGCACCAGCAAGCGCGATGAATTTAGGCGCATGGTTGAGGATTGCGAAGCCGGAAAAATTGACATCATCATTACGAAGTCAATTTCTCGCTTTGCCAGAAATACAGTTGACCTTCTGAACACCGTCCGCCACCTTAAGGACCTTGGAATCTCGGTCCGCTTCGAAAAGGAGCAGATAGATTCCATTTCGGAGGATGGCGAGTTGATGTTAACACTACTCGCTTCATTCGCGCAGGAAGAAAGTCGAAGTATTTCAGATAACGTCAAATGGGGTACGATCAAACGCTTCCAAAAAGGTATCCCAAATGGCCAGATGCGGGTGTTCGGTTACGAGTGGATTAATGATCAGCTCACCATAATTCCTGAAGAGGCCGAAGTTGTCCGCTTCATGTACCGAGAATATATGAAGGGCGCATCGAGGATTGAGATCGGGCGGATACTTAACGAGAAAGGCCTGTACACTCGCCAAGGCAAAGAATGGGTGGATTCCAATGTCAAGGTAGTGCTGACGAACATCACCTACACCGGGAACATGCTCTTTCAGAAGGAATATGTTGAGGACCCAATCACCAAGCACCGCAAAAAGAATCGAGGCGAACTGCCACAGTTCTATGTTGAAGATACCCATGAAGCCATCATTCCGATGGATGAGTTTCAGAAGGTACAAACTGAGTTCAAGCGCAGACGCGACTTAGGGCCACTCGGTAATAAGTCCTTGAACCTGACGGCCTTTTCTACAAAAATCACCTGCGGCATTTGCGGCAAGCATTACCGCCGGAGCGGAAAACGAAATACTGCCGGTGAGGTTTACTACATCTGGACCTGCCTGACAAAAAGCCAGAAAGGTGCCAGTGCATGCGGATCAAAAAACATCCCGGAAAAGATGCTCAAGAATGTTGCTGCCGAGGCTATGGGGCTTACTGAGTTTGATGATGTTGCCTTCAGCGAGCAGGTCGAGGAAATCTATATGGTTAGCGCTGACACGCTACAGTTTCGCTTTTACGATGGTCGTGAGGTCACCACAACATGGGAATCTACCGCGAAAACCGACTGGTGGACACCGGAACGAAGGCGTCTTTGGGGAGAGCTACACAAACGCAAAGACACCAATCCCAACAAGTCCACCTATAACGAGTTCACCGGTTTCATACGTTGCGGGCAATGTGGATCGAATTATCGCTGCCAGTCCAAAGTCATGAAGGATGGTACCCGAGCGCGTACATGGCATTGTACAGGACCAGCAGGCATTTGCGATAAGGTCTCCATTAGGGATGAAACCATGAAAGCTCTTGTCACCGATGTACTTGTACTCGACACCTTTGATGAAGCGGTCATGGACAATCAGCTCGAATGCGCAACAGTGCTTGGTAACACCGTAACCTTCCACTATCGCGACGGGCATGAGGTCACAAAGAGCTTCAAGGAAAAACGAAAAGGTACAAAATGGACCGAAGAACGCCGTGAAAAGCAAACCCAAGCAATTAGAGCCAGTTGGACCGATGAGCGCCGGGCGGCAGCTAGTGAAAGGATGAGAGAACTAAGGAGTGAAAAGAAATGGCCAAAACCGTAACGACTATACCGGCGACAATCAGCCGGTTCACATCTTCGCCAATTAACGAAAACAAAAAGCGCCGCACAGCTGGTTATGCTCGCGTCTCTACAGACAGTGAAGAGCAGTTTACCAGCTACGAAGCGCAGGTCGATTATTATTCCAACTACATCAAGAGTCGTGACGATTGGGAGTTTGTCGAGGTTTATACCGATGAAGGCATCACCGGTACCAATACCAAACACCGCGAGGGTTTCAAGCGCATGATAGCCGATGCCCTTGCTGGAAAGATTGACCTAATTGTCACCAAGTCCGTCAGTCGATTTGCCAGAAACACGGTGGACAGCCTGACCACTGTACGCCAGCTCAAGGAAAAGGGCGTAGAGATTTACTTTGAAAAGGAAAACATCTGGACCCACGATAGCAAGGGCGAGCTGCTGATAACCATCATGTCCTCACTGGCGCAAGAGGAAAGCCGCTCGATTTCGGAGAACTGCACATGGGGCCAGAGAAAGCGTTTCGCAGACGGCAAGGTCACGGTTCCATTCAACAGATTTCTTGGCTACGACCGTGGTGAGGACGGAAATCTGATCATCAATCCAGAGCAAGCCTCTACGATCAAACGCATCTACAGCTTATTTCTGCAGGGCATGACACCCTTCGGTATTGCTTCCATAATGACCACTGATGGCGTGCTTTCTCCAGGCGGCAAAGAGCGCTGGAACGCTGGAGCAGTGCGTAGCATTCTTACAAGTGAAAAGTACCGAGGCGATGCGCTCCTTCAAAAGAGTTACACAGTTGATTTCCTCACCAAGAAGAAAAAGGTCAACGAGGGTGAAATCCCTCAATACTACGTGAAAAATAACCACCCGGCAATTATTACGCCGGATGTATTCGATATGGTGCAGCGCGAACTTGCTCGGCGTGGCCAAAGCCGTGGCCGACACAGTGGCGTTCATTTGTTTTCTGGCAGAATAAAATGCGGTCAATGCGGAAACTGGTACGGCTCAAAGGTCTGGCATTCCACCGACAAATACCGCCGCACCATCTGGCGCTGCAATCACAAATTCAAGAATGATGGAATCTGCAAGACGCCACATCTTACTGATGAGGAAATACAGGACTTCTACCTATCAGCTCTGCGCAAGCTGCTTGCCGATAGAGACGAAATCATCGCAGCCTTTGAGGATGCCAAGGATCTGGCTTTTGACCTAAGCAATCTGACTGCGGAGCAAGACAATCTACAGAATGAGCTTCTGGTGGTCTCCGAGCTCATGCATCAGTGCATTAACGAGAATGCCCACATCGCCCTCGACCAAGCTGACTACCAGAAGCGTTACAACGGTTTGACCGATCGCTTCGATAAAGCTAAAACACGGCTGGAAGCGGTCAATGAGGAAATAAGCGACAAGCAGGCACGGCAGGCGACAATCAAAGTCTTTCTCGGTGAGCTTAAGCGACTGGATGGCGTGACCGAATTTCAACACGCACTCTGGTATAGCCTCGCAGATTTCATGACGGTCTACAGTAAGGATGATGTCCGGGTGACCTTCAAAGACGGGACTGAGATAAAGGCATAAAACCAGATACTTAAACGTCTCACTACTGGTTATTAACTCCAGTGGCGAGACGCTTTTTTACACTGTCACAATTTTGATGTCGTTATAAGGTTCGGCTGCATTTTTATCAAACAGAACGATATTTCGGCCTTCGGGAAATACTGTGCTGGAATAAATTATTCCTACATATCCATGCACAAGAAAATATTGCGCTAAACACTGAAATGGAGCATATACAAGATTCTTATCTTCTGTTGTAACAGGAAGAAAAATCTGATCTGATAACAACCGAGCATATGTATAAGTAGCCCACTTACTTATTAATGGAATAATGTCTGTCACTTCGGGCTTCTCGATTGTTCCGGTAATAATACCTTTTGCTATACCCTTTGAAACTTCTCTATCACGTATTTTTTGCCCATATTCTTCAAGGTCATTATTGATGTCATCATAGCTAAATTCTCGAGCAATGGTTAAGTCGATTACTTGTTTTCCTTTGTATGCATCATTGAGCCTGAAATCACATAAGGCAAATCTCTCTCCCAATTTCGCTCTACATTCTTGCAAGGCACATTGCTCGGAAATATTACTGGCTCTCGTGCCAATTGCTAAATAAAGCCATTCAACTCCTATTGGACTAAACCTATTCGAATCTTTGATATATTTGCTGTTCGGGATAAAGCGATCATATCCCGGAACTGGATCACAATCGCTTAGCCTAGCTGCTCGAACAATATTAGAATCAGAGCTAAACACTTCCTCAATTTTAACTTCGAGAAAGCCTTTGTTATGCGTAAATAGATCATCAAAGACGCGTAAAAATGTGGTCCCTAAAGCACTTTGTATGTCATTATAAGCGAAAGCCTTTTTTGTGAGAGCTTTTCTAAACTCATCCCATGTTCTCTGAATAGTTGCTTCGCTCTTTTCTATCTCCGAAAAATCAAATACTTTTGCCATCAACATTCACCTCTGGGCAGATCTTCGTGAACAACTCCAATACGATAGTAATTTGCTTCATTCTAACCTCCTAGCATTGCTTCCCTGCGGATGGGCTCTTGTAATCAACTCAAGTATTATCTCTTTGATGCCGTGAACAATCTCAATGAGAACTGCATCGCTTAATCCCTGTTGTTTTTCTTCCATAACGATTCCTCCTCGCATGTCTTTTATTTTTTAAGGTTTTCTATTGCTTCGGCAAAGGTTCTCAGTCCAGTGATCAAACCCGGGTAAGTTTTTTCAAGATCCGGGCCGCTTTTTTTGTTTCGTTTCAAGTATGCGAGTTCATCAACGAACAAAGCATCCAATGAAATATCAAGCTCGGTAGCAAGCACCAAGAGCTTCTCAACCTCTGGATATGCTTCATCCCGTTCCCATTTTGATACTGCCTGTCGACTAAGCTCAGAACTTATATTTGCACCCATTTCTTCCTGTGTTAACCCAAGCTCATCTCTGCGTTGCCTTAATTTTTCTCCGAATGGCATATGAATTACCTCCTTTCTTAACTCGTATTTTACGCTCGTATTTCGGAATCGTCTAAAACCTGAATTTGCTATGCGCAACTTCAGGTTGCGCTCATTAGAAAAATAATACCGGACAATTCCGGTTTTAATGGCTTACCCCGCAAAATCCAACTTACCCTGCAAGCGGTAACGACCTACGATAATCATTAAATTGTATCAATCTCTGCATGATTATTTCGTAGATCTGGATTTCCTTACGATCTTTGAGATGATTAGCGACGATTTCGCTCATCAAAAGCGATACTTCATGCGGCGTGTAAAATTCTCCAGCTTTCTTGCCTGCATTGGCTGCAAAGTTAGAGATGAGATATTCGTAAATAAAGCCCAAAACGTCATAGTCCTGTTTGCCGTCCATCGGGATATCTTTAATCAGCTGAATGAGATCACTAATAGCTTTCGTCTGCGAGCCAGAGCTTTCTCCCAACTTGGATAGACCGGTTTGCAGGGTCTCAAAAATGCCATCAAACACTTTTTTGTAATTGCTGTCAATTAGACGTTTAAACGCAGAGAGTGCATCACGCACATTGGAAACATCAAAATCTTTGCCCATTGACAGCCAAGATGAAAGCAAGTCTTTGTAGGCGATGAAATAGCCGATATTGCCTTGGATGTACTTGACAGTTTCTGTATCTTCTTCACTTAAGTTCTTGATCTCCTCATCTGTAGCGCCTTTGCTTTGCATGAAGCGGACTTCTTTATCTGACAGGAATTTATAGAAGATAAAGCCAAGAATGTAGTCCTTGTACTCATTGGCTTCTATTTTGGAACGCATCTTATTTGCAGATTCCCAAATTTTATTTGCTAGTTGTTGTTTATTCATGTATAAATCCCCTTTTACTGATTGTGATATTTCGCTTCGAGATTCTATTCGCAATTATCTCTAACTAGTTTAATCTATATCCGCAATAATTAATAATAATTAGTGCAACCAAATTTAAGAGAAAAAATGAGGACACTTTACAGCGTCCACTATTTCACTGGCAACTTTCGATTAAATCATTTATTGCTACCTTTATCTTCACTCTCCTCATCTGGCTCAGTTTCTGGGCTTTTCTCTACGCTGTCGTCATTTGAAACTTGCTGTTCAACTTGAAGAAGTAATGGCATCGTTGGAATATTTGGCAACCGAGATGTACTCTGAGCAATTTCACTTCTTTCGCTTAAGTTTACCGGATTTCGTATTGCGCTTGTATATTCAACTAATTCTTTAAACATCTCATAAGATGGATTAACTGGGATTAGTCCAATGCTTTCCTGCATAACTTTAACAACAGACTGCGCCAATTCTGCCATTTGAGTGATTGCAGGAGCTATTGCTTGTCCTATCTGTTTTGCACATTCCGATAAGACCTGGGTAAAATTACCAAACCCTAGAATAATCTCCCTTGCGGATGTACTGTCTTTAATGCTGACCTTATTGATACATTTATCAATCTGTGGAATTAATAAATCCAAATACTTCATGGATTCATTATAGTCAGCAGCGTAGAACGGCTTACAGTGCGCAATTTTATTTCTGTTATCTCTTAAAAACTCCAGTTTTTCTTTGGGCTGTAGCAAATTAATATTCTCTGCTATAAATTTATTCCAAACAGATTTTCGTCTTCCCTTTTCAATTAGTAGCACAAGGTTATCCTTGGTTATTTCTTGTAGTTTATTAGCCGGGTAATTTTCATCTATGTAGTCGGCGAAGGCTACTTCAGTCTGTCCATAAAATAAATACTCAATCAGCACTCCCAATGTCATTTCCGTTAATGCCGATTCAATAAGCTGATTTTTGTTGATTTTCGGCTTTAGCTCTTTGGGCATAGTCTTATCAACCCACTTATCTCCGTATGCCTTTGCCACAACAACAAAAATCAGATTCCTCAGCAGCCGTTCCAATTTTTGGAATTTTGGATAGGCCTTGTTACAATAGTATTCAGATAAACCATCATTTGCGACAATTAAGCGAAATTCATTTTCTCTCGCAAAGTGATTGTATATCTCAAGATGGGCTTTTCCCAGTATGCGAGCACTATTTAAATTGTTGCTGCTCTCACACTCTAAATGAATACTATAAACATAATCATTACTACAATTTTCAGTAGTTGACGTACAAGTAATTAAATAAGGTATTTCACATTCCTTATTTTTTGATTGAATAATAATTTTTTCAGATGTAGTTAGGGGAAATAGTGTTTGGATATGATCCCGTATACGTCGCTTATCAGCAGTCATAGAAGCATCTTTGCATTTTTCCGTCAAGATATAATCAATATTCAATCTTTTCTCCTTCATAAGTAAATAATATTGTACAAGCTCGTAGTTTCAGAAATTGTAATGTTTCATAGCGTCAGCAGTCTTTACTTAGGCGTCAATATGCTCTAGTAAGACGATGCCTAGTTGCTCGGACTAATATTGGTTTTACCATTTCTAGAGGATTATCATACTTGCTTGTCTCTACCGACCTGAAACTCTAAGATATCTCCTATATCACATTCCAACGCAGCACAGATTTTTGTCAGTGATTCCATAGAAACTGGCTGGTTCTTGCCAAGCTTTGCTATAACATTGGTGCTTAATCCTGCGAGCGACCTAAGCTCTGTCTTGTTAATACCTTTATCAATCAGTAACTTCCACAGCTTGTTGTAACTATATGCCATCAGTCCTCGTCCTTTCAATATTATGTATAATTCAATGTTACCATAATAATCATTGTTGACAATCCAATAATATTTTGGCATATCGTGATTAATTATATGCTTATATAAACTTGCATTTCTTGACGAAAAAAGACCAATGAGGTAATCTGATGTCAGGAGTGTGCGCCCTCTACTGCTGCACGTCTTCATCTATCAGTCTCATTGGTCCATATAAATGGGCATATGGCGGAGAAGGAGGGAGTCGAACCCTCGCGCGGGTTGCCCCACCTAAAGCTTTAGCAAAGCCTCCCCTTCAGCCTCTTGGGTACTTCTCCACGCCAATTGCAGCTGCTATTCGCAACTAATA